ACATTTCTGCCTCAATTTGTGCATTGAGCTGCATGATTTGAATTCTAGCCTGATCTACGGTAATTTTAGCTGCACGTAATTCTGCAACAATTAAGGCTGATTCTGAAGCAGCTTTATTAGCAAACTTTGATGTTATTGGAAGCAAGTCATCATATGTATTTAAAAGATCTGAGCTTATTGTTCCGCCTAAAGCGACTACCTTCTTTAATTCTGCCACCTCTGCTTCAGTTTGCATTCCAAGCGTAGCCATTAATGCATGGAACTTAGCCGCTTCCTGTGCAACAATTCCAGTTGAAACTCCTCCAACAGAAGTCAGACCTTCTATATTTGGAAGTCTTTCGGTCATATACATTTGTGGAGTTGCACCCAGCCTTCTATTTACTGGTATTGCTCCTGGAACTACACCCAATAATTGTCCAGCATGACCGCTCTTTCTTGGATTAATGTGTGAGAATGCTCTAGTATCTCTTTCTCCAGTAAGTCTATGAGTAGGATCTACTTCTATTTGTGTTCCGCCAGTCATTATTAAATTATTACCCATTGTAGAAATTGCTGGCTTTACAGATATGTTTCCACTATTTACTGCATTATTTAAAACATTAAACTCGTCTACAAGGTTTCTTAAAGCCTGTTCCAATACAGCTGCCGCCTGTGCATCACTATAAAATGTTGCCTCTAGGGATTGAGCAGCATGATTTGCTGCAACAATTTCTGGAGTAAGCATTTTCCATCCCTTTGAGCCAGAAAGTAATGCTTTTAAATTAGTTGATCCTTTTAACAGATATCCAGCAAAGTTTGCAAGAACACCAGTTAACATAATTATTGGTCCAGCAATTGCGGTTAATCCTCCAAATGCTGTTATTAATTTCTTTACTGGTTCTGGTAAATTGTTTAAAAACTTTAATAGTTTAGTTATAATATTAATGAACTTAGTTCCTATTGTTAAGAAGTCTTCACCTAATGTTGATAATTCGGCCTTTAAAGACTCTATAGCCCTCTTATATTGTCCAGATGCAGATTCAGTTACGGCTGCTAATTCTCGGCCCGCTACAGCCTCCAGATCCCCAGCACTGGCCTTCATAAGATCCATTACCTGGAGCGTTTGGCTACCCTGTCTTCCTAAGTTGTTAAATAAAGCATTAAGTCTTGAAAATTGAAATTTACCAAATAATTGTTCAATTGCTTGCTGCTTTTGCAGTGGGTCAAGTTTATCTAATGCAGATTGCATTTCCAAAATCATGCCAGTTGTATTACCAGCATTTCTTTGAACCATTCCTAAAATATCTATTCCCCAATTACTAAACTTAGCAACCGCCACATCTGTTGGGTTAATTAAAGAAGCAAGACCAGACTTTAATGCGTTAGCTCCTTCTGATGCAGATATTCCACCTTCACGCATAGCTGTAAGGTATAGAGCTAAATCTTGAACGCTTCCACCTAATCCTTTAATAACTGGACCAGCTTTGGGAATTGCTTCTACTAAATCATTTAGAGTTGTTGAAGTTTGGTTTTCAACTGCGTTTAAAAAGTTAATTGATTCAGATAGTTCATCTGTATTTTGTTTAAAGGCAGTTTGAATTGCCAGAGTGGCCTTCATCGCCTCTGCTCTATCTACTTCTCCAAGTACGGCTAATCGAGTTGTTTCTCTTAATGAGCCCATCAGTTCGTTGCCCTGCTTACCTGTTGCGGCAATATCAGCGGCTAATGAAATAGTTTCTTTATAATTTACGCCTAATGCAGCAGACAATTCTTTAGATGTTGCAATAATATCTCTTCTTACTTTTGTAAGTTCATCAGCTGTTGCGCCGCCTATATCTCCATACACCTTAGATAATCTTGTTAACTCTTGGTCTGCTTCTCTAAATGCTTTGGCTGCTGCCGCACCAAAACCTGCTATAGGGACAGTCAATCCAACTGTTAACTGACGACCAGCCCACTGAGTATTTTTACCCCAATTAATTAATGCTGTGGCTCCTTCATTAATTGCACGATTCATAATCTGCAATTCCATACGAGCTAAGTTTGCTTTATTTTTTACTAAATCTAAACCTCTTGGAATATGTACATTGTATTGCATTAAGCCTTGAGCATTTCTACCCAATGGCTGCATAACTGCATTTTGTAACATTACTTGCTGCTTAGCAAGGTCTCTAATTAATCCGCCACTTTGTTTTGCATGCTGATTAAAAGCACTATAATAATCTCTTAATTTTAATCTTCCAGAGTCTAAGCCTTTTCCAAATCTTTCTACATCGGAATGTAGTGTTACGAAATGAGACGCAAACTGTCCAGTACTTCGTAACGTTTCTCCGAATGAGTTATTGATAACCTTTATTTGTGAAGCAACTGATTTTCCAGCTGATGAAAGGTTTTGTTGTAATTGTTGTAGGCTGGCAGTAGCCCTGTGCACTTCCGTGACAAGGCTTGAAAGATCAGCTTTCGCAACTATATTAGTTACAATCTGATCATCGGCCATTTGCTACCCCTTGGAGTATCCCAATCCCATTCCGATTCCGAATCCAGCTTCTGAGGCGAACGATCCTTGCAGACTAACTACATCATCTGCTGATGCGTTAATCCCAAGTGCTCTCCGCTTGACATCGTCGAACGTAGGACCTGATTTTTCTGCTTCATCGTCCATCGGTATTCCCTTTAGAGATGCTGCAAACTTTCTCTGGTTGTGCTCTTTTTCATGCATTGATTTCAATGTCTGAATGAGCTCTGGCATTGATAGGTTTTCTTCTAACTCTTCGTAATTCTTCCAATGTCCTAAAAGAAATACTTCTCCTTCTAAAGCGGCAAGATCTAGTTCTGACCAGCCAGAACCGCTGCCGCTATTAGGTTTGGGTCGTCCATCTTAATCCCTCCACATACTTCAAGGATGCGATTGATTGTTGGTACGTCCAATGCTTCTTCTAATGCGTCTCTATCTGATACCAAATCTGGTAACTGTGTTTCTAGCGCAACTGCACATGCATCAATTAAAATGCTCAATGTTGCATTTTCATCTGTTGATTCTTGAGTCTTTTGTACGGCAGCCATAAATTTACGTAACTGCTTGATTGATAATGGCTTTAGTTTTACCTTAGCACCATTTTGTAATTCAATTTCTTCTACGTCGTATACTGTAGTAGCCAATTTATCCTCCTTTAGGATTCTTAATTATTATAACATAAGGATGGTGTGGATACAAATGAAAAGCCCCCATTTCTGGGGGCCTTATTTAATAATTAAAATTAATTATTATGCTGGTGTCCAAGCACGGTCAATAATCTTACCGTATTCTGAACCTGCGTGAGCTGAGTCACCAGATGGTAGAAGACGGAATGTTACTGGGAATGTGGTTGGAGCAGTACGAGCAAGCGAGAACTGTGACTGTTGTACTGAAAGAACACGACGTGCATAATATACACGCTCTGTATTTGGAGAAGCTACTGTAGGAGCCTTTCCAATAGCGACAAGCTGGCGCTCTGTTGGAGCTGCACCAAGTGCACCTGCCTCAAGACCTAGTTCGTCGTTATCTCCTTCTGTCAAAGTTGACTTGCCTTGTCCGAATACAATAAGAATATTTTCTAATGTACCTTCGGACATTTCGGTTGCGATCATAACCTCCATCGCAGACTTGAAAAGCTTAGCTGTATCAAGTAGCTGGTCGACGGTTACTGAATCGTATGTTGGATTATAAGTGATCTGAAGACCATTATTTGTATAACCAACGTTACGGTATGCGCCTCCATCCTTTGGTGTTGTTCCCTGTGTTGTGGCAGTTGTTACTGCAACTGCGTTAAGGGTATCAGTGTATGACTCTGAAGTTGAAAATGCTGGAACGAAGCGATTTTTGTTCGCTACGAATGTATTTGCAACGCCAGCTTCCATGCTCTCATCGTAACCTTCGACTGTAGAATCTTCTACTGAAAGGAACAATGGAGAAGCACCGACAAGAATGTTTTTAGCATTACCTACGTTTTGTGCTGCCATGAAGTCTAACCTCCTATTTCATGAAATGTTTATATATATATAAATGGCTGGCTAGGCCCTTCCCTCTATGTCCAATTATAGATGTCCTAGTCGCCTAAAGCAAACTAGGCAAATCTGCCAGATCTATCAGTTATTCTGGAATATTTTATCTCCAAAATAACATCTGCTGCCAAGAACCCTTGTAGCTCTTCTGATGGGGCTGTCGGCGACATGTCCGATATAAATATACTGTGAAATTTAAATTTATCTGATAAGCTGTCCCAACGGTTTACGTCTCTAGCAGAATCATCCATTCTGCGAAACTCATCTGTAAGAAAGTTTCTTATCTCTACAATGTCTAAGATGTCTGTTGAGTATATTGTAAATAATATTTGCTCACAGCATATAAGCCAATTGTTTTCATATGACATTCCTATTTTGTCATAGACTATATGCTTTTTGCCACTTAAAAATTGATTCATTTCTGGTGCCTGCTGAATTGGCAAAATTGGAACTATAGTTTCATTTAAATTGTCACTATAGTAATCATCTGGATCAAATATATTAGCATCTCTTAACTTTTCCCAAAGATACTTTCTGATCTCAAACATAGCGTCTAATCTATAATTTACCATTCTATACCCCCGCAAATGCTGTGCTTACCGCCGCCTCAGCTTGGCTTGCAACTGAATTAGGCGAGAACTTATATTGTACCGTTTTTATATTAACAGGTATCTTCATTGCTTTTGTTAAAGACGAATTAAATAATCTCTGAAATCCAGAAGCTTTAATTGAGTTGCTAACTAGATTGCTGGTAAAAAAATATTTATATGCTGATAAAAAAGAATTTTTTGTTGCTGCTCCACCAGGCTTTTGTACAGTTACAGATTTTCCTTTGGGCATAAAAACAGTATATCCGTTTACATCAAAAACGAGTCTCTCTGCTGATCTAGGGGATATTACAACTGGCTTGCCCTGTTCCATAATTTCTGCTTTGCTAACAAAGACATGTCTATGCTTGCCCTTTTTAGTTGGAACCATGGACTTTGAAGGCAGAAGGTTATAATTGATTTGAAAAGACATTACGCCTTCAGAAATTTTGTTTAACTTAAAAAGCCTAGCTTCCTTGTCACCAACTCTTTGCCATTCATATACATGGTGCATTGACCTTGGAGAAGTTCTTGCTTTCGCATCTATGTACTGGCCAAAATCCTGTTCGATTTGCTTAAATATAGTTTTTGCAAATGCTCTATTAAATGATGTGCTGTTTGTTAATTTTGCTACAACATTTGCTTGATAAAATATTGCTGCGGAAACCTGGGCCACAGTACTATCTTTAATTGCTCCGTCAACTCGTTGTCCCGCCATTAACTTTGTTAATCCGCTGGCTGCTTGTAATAGTAATTTATCAGATGCCAATTTGCTGGTTCTCCGATCTTCTTACAGATGAGTTATATCCTAAAACCGATCCAAATGGATCTGTTATTGGTGTGGTTCCTACGACTTCAAAAACAGTTGGGCTGTTGGTTGGAAAGTTTATCTCAGTCCAAACACATTCTCCTCTTGAATCCCTTATATTTGTTATCTTTTCTCTTATTGTAAGTCTGTCTTTAGTTCTTATCTGAAGTATTTGATCATTATAGTATCTATTGTCGAATACCTGCTTATCGCTAGTTCTTGTTGTAGCTGAGTTGCTTATTACTCCTTTAGCATGACAGTCTAAAGTTTTATCATAAATCCATTCTTTTTTTATAGAACCAGTGTTTGCGTCCTGAATATCAATCTGCTTATATACATCCAGCTTCATTGATAAAACTGCATTAATAACTGATGACATTATATCAATGAGGCTTTGTTTACAATGAAGTCAGACAATAGTCGGTCAGCGTAAGCATTACCCGTTCCCATAAAAACTTCTGGACTGTATTCAAACTGCCAGTCAAAAGTTTGTATTGTTGAAATATATTGATTCTTCCAAGTGTTATCCTTTGCGAAGAAATCTTTCATTAATTCTATAGCTGCAAGCTCTACCTTGTCTGGAACCTTCTTCCATCCGAACTTGCCTTGAACTTCATACATCGCACCGTTTTTAAATACACCTTGACCATCATGTATTGTTGGTGGAACCATTCCATTTGCAATATAGACAGTATTATCTAACATTTCTGCTCTATTAACTCTTATACCAAAGCCAGTTTCTGAAACCTGTACGTTGTATCCCCAATTATTTACTGCTGGGTAGGCAGTGTTATCTATTAAAACAATATCATTTAAGTATAGCTTATGAATTGTGTGAAGACGATCTGGTAATGGCAAGGTGTCAGAACCAGTTCCCATGACTCTATGTATATCGCTATACAGATAAAATTGTTGTCCAGTATAATCTTCTATTCTCTGTCTAGCATATCGTTCTGCCGCTGCTAGCTCTGAAAAAGATTTATAATTTGGATCTGAAGGATCTGTGCTTACACCAAGCATGTAGGCAGACTGGTATAAATCTGCATATGGCGTCACTACGAAAACATCATGACGGTAGGTAAACTCTTCAGAATCTACCTCATAATTCCAAACAAGTCTTAGGGTACCTGTGTTGCTTGTATATGGCAAAGGTATGTGTGCTGCATACAGACCAACATTTGTTTCATCTTTTTCAGCAGTAATAGTATCTAATAAAATTGTTAAGCCAGGATTTTCTTCTTCTGGAGTTTCAGTGATATCGTATATCTCTACTGTTGGTAGATTGTCTGCATCAACAACATTTCCTCTCCAGAATACTTGATGATAAACTGGGGAATTGCTATTTTTTAATATCTCTGCCATTTAATAGGCTTAGTTGTAGAACTCTCTTACTTCTGCTGGAGTTGCTAATCTAAAGCCCTCCTCCTTGTCAAAAATTCTTTGAGCGTCTTCCTTGCCCATAGCGACAAATGGATGCTCTTTAGTAAATGTCTTACCCATTATATCGTATCTAAAATTATTTCTTGTCATTCTAACAAGCACTTCGTCTGCAGAAATATCTTTATTTGGGTCAAACTTTGGAAGCACAGTAGGAGCTTCTTCTTTTGCCTCTTCAATATTCTTTAATGTGCTTTGGTATACTGACCATGTTACGCCTTCTTCTGCAAGAGCGGCTACTATATCGGCCTTGTTTTTTAGACCATCTGTATCAACTGCAAAGTCCTCTGCAATTTTCTTTAATTCTTTTACCTTTAATGTCTCGAATGACATATATTCTCCTTAATCTAGGTAACAATAATTATAGCATTACTGGGTTAAAAGGAAAAGCCCCCAAATTTAATTTAGGGGCCTTTCAGCAGTTTAATTCCTATAAATTAGGAAGCAACCTTAACGTTCTTAACGACAACCCATGCATCTGCTTGCTCAATTTGGGTTCCGACACGGGTATACATTGTATACTCAATCGAATCCTTCTTTGGCCAGAAGAAGCGATAAACTGTAACGTCACGCTTGATACCAATAACTACGTTATTAGGGAATGTCAAGTGTACGTCACCATGGTTACCTGATGGAGTGTCATAATCTCCAGCTTGTGTCTCAGGAAGTAGTGGCACTTCAACAATCGGAATACCGAATGCGAATGGTGCTACGAATCCAGCTGGGCCACCAAGACCTGGCTGATCTCCACGGATAATGCTTGAAGCGATATCCTGTGGGTTTACGTTCTGGATATTTTGTGATGTTGAATACAAATAATCCTGAATCAAGTTTGATCCTGATAGGAAGCGGAGATCTGGTCTACGCTGCTTGTACTTACGTGGCAAAGCCTTAAGGGCATTGTTGAATACTTCACGGGATACGTTAGCACCCTCAGCATCAACTACATGTCCGTTTGTCTTTGCAATCTTAACTACGCCGTCAAACGCCTTGTATAGCTGGTCAGAGCTTAGTGCAGTATTTCCATTGAGGATTACATCTTCAATGTCGTTACCTGCCTGAGTTGCCATCATACGTGCGATATGATCTTCTAGATCAGCACCTTCAATGTTGTCTTCAAGAGATTCTGTTGAAAGCTCCCAATCTAGGCGAAGCTTCTTTGTTGTAAGAGAAATCTTGGAGAAGGTGACTGCAGCATTACCACTGTTTGTGTTATCTGCTTCAGAAGCAACCTTCATAAGTTTCTCACCTACGCCGATACGATCAATTTCAGTAGTGTCTGCTCTCATTCGAACAGTACGAGCTACCTTACCGATTACTGTCGCATCGAACATATAATCGAGGAATCGAGCAGATTGCTCTGGGTTCAACAAACCACCCTTGCCTTCGGAACCAACGTGGATACCTGAATCGGCACCAGCGGAACCAGTCATTGCTGTGGTTAATGTTGTATCAGCGGAAACTGCTTTTTGTAATAGTTCATTGCTCATTGTTTTTTGTTTCACCTACCTTCATTATTTAAGTAATTCATTAACGGAACCGAGGAAAGAACCGTTCCATTTTGATTTTTTTATTGTAATCTCCTGAGACCCGCCAAGGTCTGAGGACTTCTTGAATGCAGTCTCTGATTCGACTGCGTCTACTCTCTTTTCAACAGTTGCAATTGTATTCTTAATTGCATCTACTGCAGATGAGAGTGCTGTGTGTTGTTCTGCTAATTCTGAAATTCTAGCATCTACGCCTTTGCTGAAAGTTTCAACTGTCTCTTTGATAGCTGTAACTTGAGCTGCGTTTGCCTCAGAGGCTTTTTCCAAAGTCTCTGAGAAGAAACCCTTTAGGTCACCAAGCATCTTTGCAAAATCAGGTTCTTCAACCTCAACTTCTGATACGTCGGCTGCTTTTTCCAGAACTTCGGCAGAAGTTTCTTCTGATGTTGCTTCAGTGTTTTCAACTTCATCAGACTTTTTAACTTCATCAGATGATGGAGCAGCTGGAGTTGCTTCTACAACTGGAGCTGCAGGCGCTTCTGCTTTTACAACAGGAGCTGCTGCCTTTGGCTCATCTTTCTTTGGAGCCTCAGGAGCACGTAACTTTTCAACAGTGTCTTCTACGACTTCTGTATTTTCTACGTTTTCCACTTCATTACCTCCTTCTGCGTTTGCCTGTTTTGCAATTTGTGTATCAGGCAACGTTTTTAATCTTGATTTATGAGAATCAAGAATCTTATCTATTTCCTTTGATTTGTTAATATCGTTTGACTCTACCCATCCAATGAGTTCTGTCTTCTTTCCAGTAACTGGAGAAATATATTCTGCCTCTGTTGACATAAACACAGAATCACTTTCTGCACAATAAAAAATATTTTCCATTTTTACATCTGCAGCAATTCCTTTAAATATCATTTGGCCATTTACCTTTTCAATAGACAAAATATTGCAAAGCTCATTTGCTGGAGAGTCTACTATTGATAATTCAACTAAAGAATAATCTTTAATAAATCTAACGCTTTGTCCTGTAGACTTGTTAACCTCTGTGTCTGAATCTATAATCTTTCCGCCAATTGAAAATCCTGTTAATGTTCCGTCAAGAACTTTTTCCCAGGTATCCTGTGCGCCTTTTGAAATGTATGCGTCAACATATACTCCGTTATAAAACTCTTTTGTTTTTGGATCGTAATATGTTTCTGGTCTAAATGATGCAACCTTACCGACAGCTAAAGGCTGATGCATTTCTCTTAGATTTCCACGAAAACCTTCGAAAGCTTTCATGCTCGCTTCCTGCGTAACAACATCACCAGTCTGATCTAGGTTGTCTAATGTAGCAAAACCTGAGACTGTTCTTTTTTCTCTGTTGACCTTCGTAAACGGAACTGATAAATTAATAACATTTCCGTTAGAAGACCAATGGGATTTTTCAATGGTCATATGTGTATATTATAGATTTCTATATATCAAAAGGCAAATAACAGTTGAGTAAGACTACTCGACTTGTCTGCCGTCGCCTTTTGCATTTCGGCCTTCCCCAGAGGTATCTGGGGAATTTGCAGATCTTTCTTGGTCCCTAGTTCTGGTTTGCATTGCCTGAGCCTTTGCTTCTGCTGCCTGGGCTTGAAGATCTACGACCTCATCGCCACCTTCTCTAGGAACTAATCCCATTCTAATTCTAACCTCATTTGGTGTAATTACCTGGAATCTTAAATATCTTTCATCAATTTTTGACTGAGTATCATCATCATTAAGGGCCAACTGATTAAATTTAATTGTTAAAGCGTCTGTCTTTTCTTCAATAATCTTATTTAATTTCTTTTCTAAATTAGCCTGGGCAGGGCCACAAACCTGCTCCCTGAATGTTTTATCTGCGTCTCTAGCGACTGCTAAATTAACTCCAGCAGGGGTTCCTATTTTATTTATAGGAACTCTATGAGAAATTAATATTTCGTCCCTATTTGAAATTCTGTAAGTATTAAATGACCCATCTTGAACTCCAGATTCAATTGGCTCCATTTTAAATTCAGTTTTTGAATCAGCAGAGTCTGGGGGCAAAGGAATATAAAGAGATCTATGATTTTTACCTCTTAAGCCTACCTGGAAAAACTCTAAAAGTTTTCTTTCTGATTCACCCGAAAGCTTTGCGCCCTTGACTGTAATAAGATATCTTGGCACCGCCTTGTTTTCAAAATAATCTAGGTTGTACTTTCCAGCAAATTCATTTCCAGCCATTGCGTTTTGAGATGCAATAATGTCTGGTATTCCATAATAATTATTTGTTGGAGTGTACTTCTTTAAATGAATAATTTCATTAGGGCGATCTGTTGCACTTGTAATTGGATTAGGAGTCTCTTGATCTCCAAAGTTCCTAAAAAACACTGCCTTTCCATATAGCAACTGCATATATCCATCACGCAATCTTCTTACACGCATTGTTTTAGCAGGTATATGTCCAATATATCCTATATCGCCTCTTGTTGTTCTTCCAATCTCGATGTATCCATTTCCTGTAGATTCTAAATCTGTATACACCTTAATAAGAGTTTCAGTAAATGTTTCTTCTTCGTTTACTGACTCAAGCCACTCATTTAAATCTTGTCTAATTCTATTTAGCTTTTTTCTAGCTCTTGCAAGCTGCTTTTCATCTTCTATGTTGTCTAACGCATCATTTGCTCTTTTTGATTCTACAAACTGATAACCAAGTCCAACGATGTTGGACACCTTTGCATTTATGGCAGCGTAGTTGTATGGAGAAATTTCATAAATTCTTGAAAGATATTCTAGGTTATATGGTGGCTCGATCAAGTCAAACATAGCATAGCCAGTTACTGCTTGCTGTAATAGATTTTGCTGAGTAGCAGTTCCATCCACACCTACAAATCTTTTTTGCAGGTCACGATTCATCTTTCTTCTGAATGTAGGTCCTAATCCAGATATCTTAGATATGTCTTCGCCCTCCACCTTAAATGGATCATTGCTGATGGTGTTCTTTGGGCTATTGTACTTAACCCAATCAGCCGCATTAGAAATTTCTATTTCGCTGATCGAGTTTTCTTCATCATCAATAAACTCCATTATTTCCCACCCTTTAACTTTTTCATTTCATCCTTATAGTTTCCTATATCCAACGGATCTGGAGTAAGTCCCCATTTTAATCTTTGTTTTTGATACTCAAACTCTTCGTCGTCAATTTTTCTACTGCCTTCTAAAAACTTAGGCTTTCCTTCTTCAATTCCATAATGTCTTACTGCTTTAGCCAGCATTTCAATCTTTTGTCTATTATCTTTACGTGATGCCACCGACAAGAAGTTTCCCTCATCGTCTCCGATCCAGCGTCCGTCTGGCATCTCCCAGACATAAACACCAATTGTGGTTTCGCCTTCTTTGACCTTATAGCTAGTTTTGATATCCATATACACATCATTTTACCACTAATGACAGCCTAAGTCCAGCCTTTTGTCACACAAAATGACGCTGAGCTAATTTGATATACGTACCCAGTCTGGAGAATATGTGTACACATCTAGTTCTGTCATGGTGATGTCCGAATCCTCTACTATTAAAGAGTTATTGCCCATATAAAGTTGATAGTTATTTATTGGATCAGCATCACTATTTGAATATATGGTTATATTTTTGTAGGTATTATTGTCTAAAAGCCCGCTCCAGGATCCAGACTGATACTTTACATTAAACCAGGTGTCTCCCGTAATCTCTGAATTGAATTTGATAAATATATGATTTGAATCATTTATATTGATATAAGAAGATATGTTTGTAGCCCCTGTGGCGTCCTGTCCATTTATGTATAGCTCAGATATCCCAGACTTGGAGATAGAGCCTCCAGAGGCCCAGGAAAGGCTGTATTCGGTGCCCTCAGTCATGTTGTATACCAAGTATCCCGCAGACAAAGATTTAGGTGTAAATATAAATTCTAAATCTAAAATTGAATTAATTGTAGTTAATTTAAACCCTGCTGATTTACAAACTATGCCATCATTTTTGGCTCTTGCAAGAACTGGGTGTTCTAAATTAGATAGGTCTATATCTCCAGATAATTGATTAGAAGATATATATCCAGTTCCATTGTGTGCAAATAATTTCTTCTCTTGATAAAAAAACAAACTTAAATAATGTAGTTCTGGAGTATACTCTGTTGAATCAGAAGAATCAAACTGCACCTTAACATATATTATTTTTTTATTATTTGGGTTTGGAATAGAAGATCCATTCTCACACTGAGTCCAGGTTATTTCATCAGTTGAAACAAAGACAGACACTCCCTCTCCGCCCAGCCATTCTATTTTTGAAGACACATAATTTTTTCTTATTGATAAAGAAACTGCTTCTACGAATTCTCCAGATAATTTCCCTGGCTTTAAATAGATAGTGTTTTTAATTTCATCATAAGCCAATTCCGCACTTGAAAAGTAATCCCATCCTTTTGATAACGGAAACATAAACTTATCTGCTTCTGGCTGATGTTTCTCTGTTGATTTAAATATAACTCCAGAGTTTAAAGAAGCAATCTGTGATGGTGTAACAGTTGACGATTTAAAGTAATGATTTTTAATTTGATTTATACTTAATGCATACCTGTATACTGCTGGTGCATCTATAACAAAACTTTCACCAGCAGAACATGGCCCAGAAGAAAGTAAAATTGAATTATTGGAAAATCTAAAATTATTTAGTTTTTTAGACCTAACAAGAACTCCGTCTATGTATAAAGATATTAATTGCTTTTTATATACTGCAACAATGTGCATAGTTTTATTTGTATTAGGCAGGGTATAAGAAATTTTTTCTGAGCCAACTGAAAAAACAATATTTCCCTGATCCCAATAAATCCCTAAGTCGTTAGATGTTCCTAAAATTTTTGTAAAAGAGTTTATTGACTTTGGGTATATCCATGCCTCTAAAGAAAAATCGTTGTCCGAAGTTTTTGTTGTCCCAAAAGCTTCTGATGAGTTATTCCCATAATAGTCTTTTGTTATTGGAAAATTGATATAAGATGTGCTAGTTATTGTTGTTCCAGAAACTCCTTGAGGAATCAATGGGAA